CTTTTAGATTTTAATCCAGAAGGTAAGATTAGAATAAGATTTAGTCTTATGCCTGAAAAATGGAGAAAAGTTTTAGAACCTAATACAAGTGCAATTGATTTAAGATTAAATGCAGTACCTAGATTTCTTGATGCTGGATATGAAGTTCATTTAAATTTTAGTCCAGTTATAGTTCATGATCTTTGGCTTACAGAGTATGAATTTTTATTTCACTTAGTTAGTAGACATGCTAATATAAATGGATGGGATACTAGAGATGTGAAAGCTGAAGTAATATTCTTGACTCATAATGAACAGAAGCATTTGTATAATTTACAGAATAAACTTCCAGGAGAAGAATTACTTTGGGTACCTAAAATACAGGAAGGAAAAGTATCACAGTATGGTGGAAAGAACATTAGGTATGAACATAATAGAAAAGCTGATTATATTAAAGAGTTTGTTGATTTACATGATGAGTATATTCCTTGGAATACAATTAGATATATATTTTAGTCATGACAGAAATAGATATAGAAAGATGTAGAAAACAAGCAAAAGCTTTAGGTTATTTTACAGTAAAGGGTAAAGACAATGTTTTTTATCACAATGGTTTTGGTAATAGCTGGACTGTTGAAGTAGTAATACATTCATCTAATAGTTTTGATTACTATATAGTTGAAGCTGCTTTATCTGGAACAAATACAAGACTTACAAAGGATTTTGTTACTGGACATGAAGATATCTTTGGTCCTATACATCAGTGGTGTAAGAGTTTGATAGCATTTCATAAATTTATAGATGGTTAGTTATGACACTAAGAGAAACAGAATTAATAGGTAAGAAGCTTGTAAAGTATGGTTTTCATAGATCTGTCAATAATCATCATCAATATAGTTATATTACTATTAAAATGAATGTAAGTGTTGAATTTAAACTTTATTTTAGTAATGTTTGGATAGTAAATTTTACCCATGATGTAGCTCTTAACACAAGAGTTCAAATTATAGAACATGCTGAAACATTTACTCCAGAATGGTTGATAGATGAACACAATAAACTAAGAGCAATATTTAAATTTTTAAAAGCATGATAAAAAATTTTAGTGATCCAAAAATTAAAGGATTAATTAAGGATATTTGTAATGAACATTGGGGAGTTGCAAAGCCAAATGACAGTAATATTGGATATTTATGGTATATGTATGCAGCAGGTACCAAAGCAGGAAATTTCAGACCATTTATTTTTCTATCAGAATTAAATTTACTTGTTAAACTAGGTTATGTTACTGAAGTAGAAAAAGATAATATGCTCGGGATGTTGGATAGTTCAGATGAAGACAATGCAAACATTATGGCTTATTCTTTATTAACTTTAAGAGATAATAGAATAAAAGATATGGGAGTATGGACCACTGATAATGATAAATACACTGAAATTGATTATATTAGAGATGTAATTAATATTGAAATATTTATGAATAACAATAAGTAATGGCAGAACTAATTTTAAAATTTAAAGAGGATGAACTTGAAGATGCAAGAACTGCATTAGATGGTTATAAATGGAAAATGGCAGTATGGGATCTTGATCAATACTTGAGAGCTGAATTAAAGTATAATGAAAATCTACCAGCTCATGAAGATAAAGTTTACGAGCATGTTAGAGATAAGATCAGAGAGATATTGAATGATTACAATTTAAACATGGAATGATGGAATGTATTAAATGTGGAGTTCCGGCTACCAAAAGGTATAGTCCTGATTTAGATATCAAAGGGATTGGAATGTGTGATGAACATGAAGAGGAAATAAAACTTGATTTGCTTGTCACACAGTTTGATCCAAAAGGTTGGGAGAAGTTTGAGAAAAAGTATTTACCTAAAAAGAAAAAATAATGGAATTTGCTATAGGAGCAATTATATGTGTCATAGTTGCAGTATTAATAATTTATTCACTAAGTAAAGATGAAAACAATCATGGATGGGATGATTGATTGCATATATGCAGTCCTCATTAGTATTTTATATAGAAATTTAGATTAAGATGACTGAACAAGAATTAATAGATCTTGACTTTCAAAAAGTTGAGATTACCGATACCGAAAGTCAAAATGGTTATGACTATTACTACTATCATAAAGAATTATGTTCTGGTGTACTTTTACATAGCACAGATAATATTGATGTAGTAGGTGATGTATGGTCACTTAAATCATTTGAAATACCGGCATTAAATATTACAGAAAGAGCTCATTATGATCAGTTTCTAGAAATTATGGGTAATATAACTTGTTAGTATGTTTAGTGGAAAATTTATTAAAAAAGATGGCAAACTTGTATTTGCCCATCCACAAGATAAACTGGCATATGAAATCTTTCTAGAGAAGATTCCAGAAGGTCAGAAAGTGGATATGTATTTAGATCTAATTGGAGTAGATCATAGTAAAGCACAACTTGCAAAAGTTCATGCTTGTATAAGAGAACTAGCTAAAGAATCAGGATATACATTTGATGAAATGAAGCTTGTAGTAAAACAAGCATCAGGACTTGAAGGTAAATCTTTTGCCGATTGTAGTAAAGATGAACTTATGTTAGCTATTGAAACTTGTATACAAATAGGAAGAGAACAGTTTAATCTTTCTCTGGGATAGGTGCAACATAACCCTCATCTCCAGGTTCAAGAACTTCTTTTTCTATATATAGTTTATTTTCAGTAGCTTGTCTTTCTATTTCAGCAAGAATAAGGACAATAGTGTAAAAAGTTCTTTGAGCCTCATCTAGATCCTCATAGTTCTTGCTCATTATTTCTTTAAAATATTCATCACCTTTATTTTCTATATCCATTCCTTGAAGAATATAGAAAGAAGCAGCTTTAGTCATTAAATAAAAACTTTTGTTGACTTTGATGTCTAATATTGCATCATCCTTAAGTTCTTTTACTTTAATCATTGTATTAATTTTTATCAAAAATAGAAAAAAAATGGATTTAGAAGAAATTAAACAAAAAATGTTTGATAAACTTGAGCCCAGTGGTTGGGATAGAGTTCTTAAATCTTTTATATTTAGTTCTGATTTTGATACCATACTTACTCAGTTATGGAATCTTAGTCAGTCTGATAGAAGATGGACTCCACCACTAAAACAAGTGTTTAGAGCATTTGAAGAATGTCCTTATGATAAATTACAAGTTATCATAGTTGGACAAGACCCGTATCCACAATTGGGTGTAGCAGATGGAATATCTTTTAGTTGTGGTAATACAGGTAAATTACAACCCAGTCTTAAGTTTATCTTAGGAGAAGTAAACAGAACTGTTTACAATGGTCATCCTGTAAGTGAAGAAGTAGATCTTACAAGATGGTCTAATCAAGGTATATTAATGCTTAACACAGCTCTTACAGTTGAAGTAGGTAAAATTGGTAGTCATTATGATATTTGGAAACCTTTTACTGCCTATTTATTAGATTGGTTAAACAACTATAATCCCGGATTAATTTATGTCTACATGGGGAAAAAAGCTGAAGAATGGTCTCAACTTACTAATAATACTGACTATAAGTTTACTGTTAAACATCCTGCTTCTGCTGCTTATAATGGCTCCAAATGGGACAGTGATGATATTTTTATTAAAATATCTTCTATAGTAACTAATACAAGTGGTAATATAATAACATGGTAATATGACAGAGATTTTCACCAAACTAATTCAGAATAATTTGACACCAAATTCATTCTATGTTTTATACTGTATTAAGGAAAAAGTTATCCCCGTAGGTCTTGTTAATAAAGAACTTGAGTGCAAAAGACTGCAACGTGATGCATGGCTATCAGAATCCTTGGAATTGACTGATAAAAGCATTATCTTTATGGTAGAAATTGATGGATATTTTAAGAAATCCAAGAAGAAAACTTCTAAAGATTTGATGGGGCATAATTTTATGCAAAACATAGAGGCATATGTGAACATATTTCCTAATAAGAAATTGTCGTCTGGAAAATATGCAAGAGTCCCTGCTAAAAATCTTGAGAATGCATTTAGATGGTTCTTTGATACTTTCAATTACGATTGGGAAACTATCTTTTTAGCTACTCAAAAATATGTACTAGAATATGAATCTAAAAACCATGACTACATGAGAAACTCTCAATACTTTTTGAGAAAACAAAATGTAGACAAAAGTTGGGACTCTGACTTAGCAACTTATTGTGAATACCTAAATAATAATCCCGATGAAGATAACAATGTATTTAGTGAGTTAATTGTATAATTTAAATTTTTAATGTTTATGGGGAAATTATTTAATGGTGCAAAACACCTGTTACCAGTAAGTGAAAGAGATAGTTATGAAAAGGGTCTCTTTAAAATGAAGGCAAAGAGAGAAGGTAAAATACCTGCTCTAATAAGTGCGTGGCCTAAGTTTAATGATGCTTTTTGTGATGGATTAGAGTGGAGAACTATAACAGTTGTTGGTGCTAGACCTGGTACAGGTAAGACACTTTTTATGGAACAATTAGTTTCAGATATTATTGCAAAAAATCCTGATCAAGAGTTTAGGGTATTAAAATTTCAAATGGAAATGGTTGATGAAACTAGTGCTATTAGGAAATTTGGTCTGATTACAGGTGCTGATTACAATACATTAATGAGTAAAGATGGAAAGTTAGTAGACAAAAAATTATTTGAGAAGTGTGTAGAGTATTACAAAGAAACTGCAGCTACTGATATAATCAATGTTGTCTATGATACATGTACTGTCAATGAAATGTGTGCTACAGTTCATTATGAATTGGAAAGACATAAAAGATCTGACGGAACATATCCTAACATGCTTGTTACAATAGATCACTCTGCTCTATTCAAAAATGATGTTGGACAGAAAGACAAATTTGATATGCTAGGTGCATTAGGTGAAGCCTTGACCTATATGAAGAAAAATTATCCTGTAGCATTTGTTGTCCTAAGTCAGTTGAATAGAAACATAGATGATACTAAAAGACAAGTAGAAGCACAATACGGAAATTATGTATTAGATTCTGACATTTATGGTTCTGATGCTTTATTACAACATGCTGATGTAGTTATTGGTATTAACAAACCTTCTATTAGAAGAATAAAGAAATATGGTCCTGAGAAATTCTTAATTGAAGATCCAGATACACTTGTGTTTCATTTCTTGAAATCTAGAAATGGTCTTACAAGAATTAGTTTCTTTAAACTAGATAGAACTACTATGAGAATAGTAGAAATACCAACACCTGCTAGGGAAACCACAGCTAAAATCCAAGTAAATTAATTAACATGAATAACAACAATTTAAGAAAAGAAAAAGAAAGAGAGTTCTATATGCAGCATATGGATGCTTTCAAAGCAATTGGATTAGCAGATCCATTTTTTACTATTAAAACTGCCTTCTTTAAGAAAGGAAAGTTTGGGAAACAATGTCAATTCTTTGAATGGGAATTGAAGAAAGGAGAAGACATCTATATTGAGTTCTATGAAAACGTATATGATGGAGCAGGAAAGAATACAGACATTGTGCCAGGTATTGAAGATAGACAGTTATTTAAACTTAAGTACAATCCTTTTTATCATGAGGAGTATGATGTTACAGAAACTATTGATGCTGACGGTAAAGTAGATAGAAAATATCTAGTTTCTTTAGGTGAGATGGTTGCAATACTACCTAGTGGACAAGAGATTAGTTATGCTCTTTATGAAAAGAGAAAAGAAGATGCTAAACTTGAAGTACCACAATTACAGAAGTCATTAAGTATATTTCCTGATTTTGAAGAAGAGTTTTCTCCTAAAAAAGAAGTAGAACCAGAACTTGCTAATGCAGAAATTGCAGATGCACCGTTGTCTGAGATAACAATCAGAGACCTTGCAGCAATTATGTTGATGAAACCTGTAAGTGCACGTCCTTGGTT